CTTCCGATCTCCAACTTTTACGCAAGCGTTATTGTTATCCCATTTTTCCGCGTCTATTACATAGCCGGAACGAATATCTACACGAATGCCTGCGAAAGAAACGCGCAAACGTATAGGCACGTTTTCAGTTAGTTTATCGCCTTCCGTCCGTGGGGATAATTGATATTTAATAGAAAACTTCATACGTTCCCTTTTAACATTTTGCCGCGTCCGGTTATTAACCAGCGCGAGGAAATCGGATAATTTGCGATTAACGAATAGATAGCTTCTATTTCTATATTCTTATACCGGGAAATATGACCGGGTTTGGGAGAAACGCCGTAAGTTAGTCGCATTTCCCTATAACGCGGTGCGCTAAGGTCGTAAAGAGTACAGAAAGACTCAAGCGCGCTAACCTTGTCTAAATTTACAAGTGCTTCGATAGCTTCAAAGAAGCGTTTGTTTACGCCTTCGCTTATAGTCGAAGTCTTTACTATTGTGCGGGGCATAAATTGGCGTATTTAAGATTAAACACCATTTTGTTATATTCATCTTCCGGTACTTCGGTAGTTTCGTTACCGGATAAATAGGCGGTTTCCAATGCGTCGAAAATAAGCGCAGGAATAAACGGGTATAAAGCCCGATTGCTATAAAATCTATCTACATTAATTATAATCATACGGCTAATAGTTATTTTTTTTAGTTTTTCGATTTAAGCGCATTTCGTTGCAAAATGGATAAACGGTAAGGCGAAAGATAAATAACGCGAAAATGAGCCTTAAAAACGCTTATTTTATCGTATCACTTTAATACGCCTCATGTCTGCTATTATTATCTAATAAGTACGCGCGGAATACTACTATTTAGAGAGATACAAATAAACATCTTCTAATAAAGTTCCTTTTTGCACCCGAAAGCTATTTTGCATCGGCACATATTACACGACCTTCCGGCTGGGCATTGTCTTTTTTATTTGACTCCGTGAGATTTTCAATAGTTCGCTGTTGGCTTTCAATAATAGAAAGTAAGCGCGCTTTTTCTTTATTTGCGTCTTCTAATAGTTTAGCTAATATTTCAGTAGGAAGTAAAGCAGGCGTTACCGGCTCTTCTTCCGGTTGAGCGTTTAGAAGCATATTACCATGCCCACGTATCAACCAAATAGGGTTAAGTTCCGGGTATTGTTTGGTTATTGCTTCTAATTTGTCTGCCTTTATAGACTTCTTTATACTTGCAATATAGGCAGAACCGACCCCGATAACCCGGCAAAATTCGCGTTCGCTTATATTTAGATAGTTGATAAACGTTCTAAGACGCTCTTTTACACTACTTTCCATTAGCTTAAATGTATCTAAAAGTTAAATATTCGTTTGCGTATGCAAATTGTATGCTTATTATTTGCTTTTTGTATGCTTAGCGTATATATTTGCAACGTGTTAGTAATACCTTTGCAAAGGTAAACAAATAATTTACCATTAGCAATGACAAAAACACGCTAATTTATTGAAACATAAAAGCTATATGGTACACACAAGTAAATTTATAAACAGCAATTTCCGTATTAAGGTAAGCGGAAAAGACAGTGACGGCAACCGGATTAATAAGCTGGTAGGTGTTAGTGGTCTTCTTAAATTGATTGGCGAAGCATTAGCCGATAAGTTTGTAACGCGTGCGATTGAAGCCGGATTAGATAAAGTAAAGTGTTGTTTGCGTCGCGGGCTTCGCGTAACATTTTACGTAAAATAACACGCTTATGGAAAAGTATATATTTATAGCGTTGGGTAGCCGATATGAAATACTCGGTTTAGTAACGATTGAAAATAAAACATTACCCATACACGCAGAGATAATTAAAGCGATGAAGGCAGAATACCCTACATCAGCGTATTATAGACTTAAAGAGGTTATAAACCAGCAGGACGGAAGCCCTGCGTAATACATAAAAACAATGGAAATAAATTTTAGAAAACTGAAAAGTCAAATTCGGGCATGGAAGCCGGAAGTAAAAACAGGTTATATCTTTATTGCAACAGATGAGCAGAAAGATAATTATATACCAAGTATAGCAAAACCGGGCTCAAAACGCAGCCTAATAAAAGTTCTAACAAGTTTTATTAGAGAGGATGAAGATTGGGCTAAAGAATTTAAGTTGTAAAAACTATTAACATTCAGCTATATGGAGAAAGATTTTGAAAGCATTAAAAGCAAGGTATTGAAGTTGCAAGCCCTTGCAGAACGTGGCGAAAACGGGGAAGCCCTGAACGCTAAAAGATTATTAGACCAACTGTTAGCGAAGTACGGCGTAACGTTGGAAGACATTGTAGGGTCACAGGACGAAGTAGATAGATACGTTTTTAACGTAAAGGAAAACGGATACGGTCTAACCTTGTTCTTTCAATGCTATTTTAAAATTACAGGAGAAAAACGAATGTCATACGGGAAACACCGCCGATATATATCCGTAGACCTAACCAAATTGCAATACGTGGAATTGAAGTCTTTGTACGATTGGCACTATAAACAGCTTTCAAAGGAAATAAAGCGGATGCAAAAGGAGTTTGCAGAAGCCTATATACAAAAGCATAAGATATTCAACACAAGGGAAGATGATAGCGATAGCGAAGATAAGGAACTAACGCCGGAAGACATAGAAAGGCTATTACGTGTTCTTCGGTATATGGATAGCGTAGAAGATACCAGCTATCACAAACAGATAGGTAACGGTTCTTTTAGAGGGTAACGTATTACTTTAATACGAAACAATGGGACTATATATAAGCCAGCGGAAAAGGAATCCCCTTTGTAAAGGCTATAAACCGATGACAACGGAAATAGACCGCGCGCGGGACGTTAAGGGCGTGAGAGGGGCGAACCTTCGCCCGCGCACTATTTATAAACATTAAATTTTATAATTATGATAGTATTAAGCGATAACAGAAACAAGTACCGGGGATTTCTTAACGGATTGAACCAACTGCAGGTAGGCGTATATAAAGAAGCAGTAGCAGACCTAAAGTTAGCTTTAGGCATAAACAACCGTAATAGCTTTTACGCTTACCGAGACGGAAAGATAGAGCCTAAAGCAACGCAGGCGGAAGCCGTAGAAAGCGTATTTAACAAGTACGGGGTAACTGCTAATATTTGGGGCGTATGAAACTAAGTGCAGAACTAAGCAGACGCGAAAACGAAGTAGCCGAACTATTGGCATGGGGCGCAAGCAAGAAAGAAGTAGCTGATAAGCTATTTATTTCGACCCGGACGGTAGAAAATACGGCACGGAACATATACGCCAAAACGGGAATACAAAAGGCTACGGAACTTTGCGTATGGTGGTTTTGTACTAAATGCGATGTTCCGGTAAGTCTTGACCCTTTAAAGCGTGCATTTGTGGCAATAGCTTTTCTTCTATTGATACTTCCGCGAGAGCTTACAGGGAACGGCGACATTTTCCAAATTGGAAGACGTGCGCAAGTTACGAGAGTAGCCAAAGCAGGAAGACGTAAAAGCGAAAATGATTATAACCTTTTAGACCCTTTCGGCTATGATGACTAAGATTTTTAAAGTGTTTGGCGTAGAGTTCGTAAAGCCGCTAACGTGGCGTAATTGGCTTATTCTTGCATGGGTTGGATTTTCTATTTGCCTTCTAAGCATTGATATAGAAACATCGCCGCTTTGGGTTGTGGCTCTTATAGTAGCTAATTTTTGCTTTTCGGTTAAAGTGGCTACGAAGAAAGTACCAGATATTAAAGACGAAGAAAACAACAATTAGCACATGGACGCAAACAAAAGAGTAATAGACCTTACGCTCGGCGAACTTATGGACGCAATAGACGAACGTATTACGGTAACAAAGAAGCCCGAAGAACCGAAGGACGGTAAACGCTTTGTTTACGGTTTGAAAGGACTGGCTAACTTATTAGGATGTTCCAAAACTACCGCTTCCCGGTTAAAGTCTTCCGGGCGGATAGACGCGGCAGTAACACAGGTTGGCGCACTATTGATAATAGACGCAGATTTAGCCCTAAGATTGGCAGCAAAGAAAAAGTAACATTAACATTAAATTCAGCTATATGATTAATGAAAATTGGATTAGAATACCTGGCTTTTCTCATTACGAGATAAACGAAGGTAATATGCAAATACGCAGTGATTACCGAAGTAAAGAGCCGCGTATATTAAAGCCTTGCAACGGTTATTTAAAAATCAAAGCAGATAATGGGGAAGCGTACGCCGGAAGTATAAAACGCTTCTTATTTGCGGCGCAGAAAGGTATAGACGCACGCGATATTAGCCAACAGTTCAACGTAATAGAAACCAACGAGGGAAAGGTAGAACTTATAGAAAGAAGCGTGTTAAATGAACGGATAAGAGAGAAGATGAAGAAGCGCGTAACTGTCGGAAATATTACAGAAGAATATTTAAACGCTATTCAATTTTGCGCGATAGTATTGCAGGCATACCGGACGGGCGATTATTCAATGGTAATAACAGAGATAGAAGGCAGGAAGGGAAAAGTAATAGAGTACATAAAGAAACACGGATTAGCGACTCATCCGGATAGCGTTCGGGAACTTTGGGAAGTAGTTTTAGATATTGCTTTAAATTGCATTGTTGAGAAGAAAACCTACATAGTAAACCTTACGGGGTATTTGAATAGCATAGCACGTTCTTATACAGCCCAAAGAAGAAATATTAATTCGCGATTAGTCAGCATTGACACCGGAAATTATCAATACCAAAAATATTTATAACATGAGTAAGAAAGTAATTATTAAACGTTTGACCCTTGCAAATTTTAAGGGCTTACGAAGTGTCGCAATAGAATTTAGCGACGACGTAACGACTATTAGCGGGCGGAACGGTACAGGAAAGACAACCGTAATGGACGCTTTTACGTGGCTTCTTTGGGGTAAAGACAGCGAAGGGAATACTGATACAAAGTTCGGTATTAAGACCAACGACACGGAAGGCAATTTTATTCCCGACCTTGAACACGAAGTAGCCGGGACGCTGGAAGTAATAGATACCGAAACGGGTAACATAGAAACCGTAGAACTTCGCCGCGTATTGGTTGAAGAATGGAAAACCGAAAAAGGAAAGACGGAAAGAAAGTTAAAAGGACATCACACCGATTACTTTTACAACGGAGTTCCTTTGAAGACCAAAGGCGAATACGATGAGCGCATAAACGCGATTATTCCCGAAGCCGTATTTAAAATGCTTACCAATCCCTACTATTTCCTTTCCCTTCATTGGACGGCGCAACGTGAAATGTTGTTGCAGATAGCCGGGGGCGTTAGCTACGAAGACGTAGCGCAAGATAATAAAACCTTTGCTGCATTGATTGAGCAATTAAGCGGAAAGACAGTAGAAGACTACAAAAGGGAATTAGCGGCGCAAAAGGATAAAATTTCTAAGGCGTTGGAAAAGATACCTACACGTATAGATGAGACAACGCGCGCTACGCCAATAACACCGGATTACAATGCCCTAAACGCAGAAAAGGAGCAACTTATAAAAGAGATTAACGATATAGACGATGCGGCTACTTCTGCGGCGAAAGCTAACCGTATCGCATACGAAGCAGCTTCTGCGGTTCAAAAGCAGATAAACGAGAAGCGGAGCAGCCAGCAAGCAGCGTTGTTTAACGCTAAAGAAAACGCACGAAACGAAGCCTATAAAAAGAACGAAGTTTATAACAACGCAGACCGCAAGTTACAGCAGATTATTAAAGACGAGCAAAACGCGGAAAGTCGTTACCGTAGTGAATACGACCGTTTAACACGTGAGGGGAAACATGCGCAAAAAACAGTAGAAGGCTACGAGCAAATGCAGAACGAATTACGCGATAAGTGGTATAAGGTAAACGCCGAAGAATTTACCGAAACGGCTAATCTCGTTTGCCCGCTATTTAAGCACGCTTGCGCCGACCCTGTGGCATTGGCAAAATATAACGCCGACCACGAAGCCGCCCGCCAAAAGTTCTATGAAGACCGGGAAGAACGCCTTAATAAGATTAACGGGGACGGTAAGCGGCTTAGCGAAATGATAGCAACGCAGAAAGAAGAAGTTAGCCGTATAGCCAAAGAGTTAGACGAATTAGAAACGAGCCACAACACCGCCGTAGCGAAAACAAAGGAAGACCGCGAAGCCTTACAAAAGGTTCTGAACGAGAATCCGCGCGTTAGTACCGACCCCAATATTAACGGCGAAGATTTGCCGGAATGGGTAGCTTTAGAAGAAGAAATTAAAGAGTTATCCGCCCAGCTTCCAGCCATAAATACAGATAACGCAACTAACACGACGGAAGTACGACAGAGGAAAGAAAGTCTTACTACGCGTTTGGATGAAGTTAAGCGCAAATTAAACCTTCGTCCAATCATAGAAGCCAACGAGAACCGTATAAAAGAACTAAATAAAGAAGCCGCAAAATTGGCACAGGAACGCGCCGATTTACAAGGAAGCGAATTAGTAGTTGCGGACTTCATTAAGGCGCGTATGTCGGAAGTAGAACGCCGCGTAAACGAATTGTTTAGCCGGGTTCAATTCAAGATGTACAAGATGCTTGTAAACGGAGAAGAAGAACCGGACTGTATTTGCTTGATTGACGGCGTAAGATACGCGGATAAGAACGCAGCCGGGAAGGTAAACGCTGGACTTGATATAATAAACACTCTTTGCGCGTTCCACGACGTTAGCGCGCCTATTTTCGTAGATAACGCAGAAAGTATTAACGAATTTATTCCGGTTGCTTCCCAACTTATAAGGCTGGTAGTTACTACGGAAGACTTTAAAATAGGGTAATATGATACAGAAACTATTAATAACGAGTACGCAAGGCGTGGAACGTGAATACGTTGTAGGTAAACCGCCAAAAGGTAGTAACCTAATTATAGAGAAAATAGAAGTTAGTTCTTCGCAATGTAACGAAAACGGGGATATTGCAATACCGGGAAGGTTTATAATTCGCGGAAAAGGCGGATTTGTAATAGCGACAGTTTCCCAGCTATGCCCAACGATAACAGAAAATTATTAACCCTTTTATAAATAAAATAATTATGAATACAGAAAAGAAAATTACGTCTTACGAAGATGCTTGTAAGGCTTTGAACATTCAGGCAATTAACGAGGAAGTATTTAATGTTTTCCCGAAAGAAGACCGTAAAAGTATGATAGCTTACCACAAGCTAACGATTATTGCCCGTGCCCTTAATAACGGTTGGCTACCGGATTGGGAGAATACGAATGAGCGTAAGTACTACCCTATATTCCGCTATGTTTCTGCCGGGCTTTCGTGCGCGTCTACGCATCACGCGGCTACGTATACGTCTGCGCATTTCGGCTCTCGGCTTTGCTTTTCTTCGCCCACGCTCGCCGAATACGCCGCCGAACACTTCGCCGACTTGTATCGTGATTATTATTGCCTTCCGGCTTCGGTGGAAGAAGACCGTAAAAAATGCTTAGAAATACAAGGCGACCAACCACAAGGCGAATTTTTAAAAACAGCTACTGATTTGGTACAACAGAAGTTAGTAACAATGGTTGAAAATTCTAAGACGTGCGGGCTTATACTTATCGCTTGCGATACAGATACCCACGACGAAAACGGAATAAAATCAACAGGTGTAATGATTGGCGTTTGTGGAAGCGGAAAGGCAGTAGTAAAAGGCGTAATGGACTTCTTGACACAAGAAAATAGTGCGCCTATTGCACAAGAAGCCGTAAGGAGAATAGCAATAGAAAGGGCGAAGGCTAAAATAGAAGACGAAGGTTTTTTAGCCGGATTATTAAAGAATCAACTTAAAAATTAAATAGAATGAATACGAACACCTTACCCGCTACCATATTGGCAGCAAAAGAAAAGTTTGAATTAGCCTGCAAAGACGCTTCCGCGTTGCAGATAATTAGCAATTTCGGCGCAGCATTTATCGCCGTAAACGTAATAGCACTTCTTCGCGAAGCCTTGACCGACGAAGTGATGGATAAAGTTTTTATGCCACTTATGAATACTAAGGTAGGCTTTCTTACAGACAGGAACGGGCGACCTAATAAGAAAGGCTATACCGCACCATTGTACACCCGTGATGTTGTGCGCGATTGTATCATAGACGGGGTTACTATTGGTTTACTTCCTACCGGGAATCAGTTCAATATTATAGCCGAACGGATGTACCCAACTAAGGAAGGTTATACTTCCCTTCTTCGCAAGTTAGGCGTAAAGTACTTCATAGATACATCTTACGACAAAGGGCAGGCGCAAGGCTTTGCGGAAATACCTTGTAAGATTAACTACGAGTATAACGGAGAAAAGAACGGTTTTACGATTATAGCGACCGTTAAGAAAGACGATTATAGTAGCCACGACCAACTACGAGGAAAAGCCGAACGCAAGGCTAAAAAAGCCCTATACGAGTATATTACAGGGTGTGACTATGGGGAAGCCGACGAACAAAGTAGCGCGACGGTGGTAGATGTGGTAGCGGAAGAAATTAAAGACGAAGCAAACGCTTCTCCTACTATTGGGGTAGTTAATGGGCAACCGATACAAACCCAGCAGGCGGCAGCAGAAAAGCAAGCAGCACCAGCCGATCCACCGCAAGCGCGGGACGGTCGCGGAAGTAATAACGCTAAACCGTTGTTCTAAAATGGAATTAACCGTATTAGGTTCCAGTTCAGAGGGTAACGCCTACGTTTTACAAAACGCAGGCGAAGCCCTACTACTTGAAGCTGGAATACCTTTTAAGAAGGTCTTAGCAGCGTTAGGAAACAACGTTAAGAAGGTTATAGGGTGTCTTATAACCCACGAACACGGCGACCATGCCGCGCGCATTAACGAAGTTCTAAGCTATGCTATTCCGGTTTTTGCGTCTAAGGGCACGATAGAAGCCGCTAAGGTTCGTACGGATTGGCAACCGATAGCCATTAGTCAGGTAAACGGAAGCTACCAGCATTTACAGCTGGGCGGCTTTACAATTATTCCGTTTCCTACAAAACACGATAGTAGTGAACCGTTAGGCTTCTACATTTGGCACGAAGAAACGGGCGGTATATTGTTTGCTACCGATACCTTCTATTTGCCTTGTACGTTTGCCGGGTTAAATAATATTCTGATTGAATGTAATTACGACCCCGCTATATTGGAACGAAACGTAATGGAAGGCTATATACCGGAAGTATTGAAGCAAAGAGTACGGAGAAGTCATTTAAGCTATTATACCTGTTTGGACGCATTGAGGGCTAATAACCTAACAGCGGTTAATAATATTGTACTGATACATATTAGCGAAGGTAATGGCGACGCGGTAGCTTTCCGGGACGGGATAGCAAAGGCGACCGGGAAGACCGTACATATAGCGAAGCCGGGTTTAAAGATAAACTTTAATAAAACACCTTTTTAGCAATGATTAAAGGCTTTGATAACGAGACGCAGCCGCTAACAGAATACGAGCTAAAGCAAGTATTACCTGCTATTTTGGAAGGTTTGAAAACCAAGATAGGCAAAGCCAACGCGGTAACGAATAAATTTATTATTAGCCGCTTACGTGGAACATACAAGGTAGATGCAGCGCGAATAAGGAAGATAATAAATTATATCCGTACGAACGACCTACTACCGGGACTTATAGCAACGTCCGAAGGCTATTTTTTAGCTACTACCGAAAGTGAACTTTTGGAGTACGAAGACAGCTTAAAGGGACGCGAGGAAGCTATAAAAGCAGTCCGGTTGAGTATAGCAAGGCAAAGGCACATACTTTACGAGGATGTACAAAAGCCGAAACAGGGAACATTATTTTAAACATTTAATATTTAAAGACATGAAGAAGATTTTTTTATACAGAAAAGTAAACGGTAGCGAAAAGTTAGAAGGTCGCTACGATAGCGTAGAAGAAGCACAGGAAACAGTAAAGGAACTAACGGAAGACGAAGACAACGGTAGTGTTTTCGATTACTTCTACAAAGAAGAAGAATACGAAGAAATTACAGACAGGGTAAAGAGTTACGAAGACGCATGCAAGGTTTTAGGCGTGGAGCCAATAAACGAGCAAAACGCGAAAGCGCAAGGTTTCAGACCGGACGAAATAGCGCGCCGTAAATTAGAAACTATTGCTGCAGCACTTAACGAAGGTTGGCTACCGGATTGGAATAATACCGACGAATACAAATACTACCCTTACTTCTATATTCAAGAGAACGCAAAAGGAAAGGGTTCTGCCGGGCTTTCGTGCGCGAATACGCATAACGCGGCTTCGATTACGTCTGCGAATGTCGGCTCTCGGCTTTGCTTCTACGCTTCACGTTTGGCGAAATACGCAGGCGACCAATTCGCCGACCTTTACGAACAAATTTTAATCGAAAAATTATAAGGTTATGACTAAGCAGGATTTAGTAAACACGGTAGCGGAGCAAACAGGATTTCCCAGCTACCAAGTGAAAGCAATAGTAGAACGTTCTTTAGACGTTATACGGGACGAAGTAAAAGGCGGGGAAGCCGTGACTATTCGCGGCTTCGGAACGTTCCAAATAAAGCAGCGTAAGGCGAAGCCAGCGCGAAATATTAGTACGGGCGAAAGTGTCTTAGTTCCGGCGCACAAAGTAGTAAATTTCAAACCGTCGAAAGACTTTAAAATAGGGGGATAGTTTATGGACTTATGGATGGAAACCAAGATACGCTACGAGAAAGTGCAGGAAAACGGAAATACAAAGAAAGTAACCGAACCCTACTTAGTTAGTGCGCTTAGCTTCACGGAAGCAGAAGCCCGGATTATTGAAGAAATGACCCCTTTTATAAGTGGGGAGTTTAAAGTAACGGCGATTAAGATAACCAACTATTCGGAAGTCGTATCAACGACCGACGAAAGCGCGGATAAGTGGTACAAAGCAAAGGTAAACTTTGTTACGCTTGACGAAAAAAGCGGAGCCGAAAAGAAGACTTCTAATTACTTCCTTTTGGAAGCGTCAGACCTTGACGACGCAAAGAAGCGGCTTAACGAACACATGAAAGGTACTATGGCGGATTGGGAAGCTGAAAGCGTTAGCGAAACAAAGATTATGGACGTTTACCCATATTCCGAGAAAGAAAGCAATTAAGTAACCGGGGCACGCCTTCGAGCGTGTCCTAAAATTTGATAAAATATGAGCCGCGATAGTATAGTATTTTTTCGTACATTCATGGAAGCGTTAGAAAACTTACCACCCGAACAATACAAAGAAGTGTGTTCGATGCTTCTACGTTACGCTTTCGACGACATAGAACCAGCCGAAGGTACAAACCCGTTAGTTCTTGCCTTATTTACGTCGTTTAGGGCGCAAATAGACTATAATATTAACCGTTACGAAGATTATATAGAGAACGGTAAAAGGGGCGGCGCACCAAAAGGAAATAGAAATAACCCCAACGGACGACGCGGAAAATCAGCTAACCAAGAACCAACGGAAAACAATAAGAACCAAAAGGAACTAACAGAAACCAACAAAGAACCAACCGAATTAACCGGAACCAATAGGGAACCAACAACTAACCCAAACCAAGCGAAACCAAGCGAAACCAACCTTAATGTATATGTTATTGATAATGTTAATAATAAAACTGTTGATGTTGATACGCGTACACGCGAGAGCGAAAATAATAAAAAGTTCTTAGAGGAATTTTTTAAAGAAGAAAAGCGCGCGCAAATAGAGGTTCTTTGTATGCAACTAAGCACAACGCCAGAAGTGTTGCGGAAAGAAGCCGATGAAGTCATAGCAGAATGGGAGTTAGCAGAAACAACTCACGAAAACTATAACGAGCAGGCGAAGCACTTGATAAATCAAATTAGGATTAAACACCGTAAACAAAATAGCAATGGAACAACAAAAACAGCCAGCGCAGCGCGTGGACTTAACGAGGTTTCAGCAGATACTAAGCCAAAGACCCGTACAAGCACGCTTTAAAATAGACCGCTACGCGGAAGACGTACCGGAAATGCTTCGTCTTTGTTATATTCGAGAAGTTGAAGAACGGGGGCGACAGTTTCGGAACGACGAAGCAACGGCAGACCATATTAGCAAAGTCGCTAAATGGTTAGTAGGTGCAAGCACGAAACCGGGGCTTCTTCTTTACGGAACACCCGGAAACGGAAAGACCACGTTAGCAAGGGCGGCGGCGCGATTGATTGGTATGCTTTACGATAGCTGTTATTACGAGCAAAGGAAGGGCGTAGTAAACGTTTCAGCCTTAGAGTTAGCCGATATAGCAAAGGACGACAAAAGCAACCGTTACGACGCAATTAAGCGCGCGGAGTTGTTACACATTGACGACGTAGGATGCGAACCTGTTAGTTTGAAAGTTTGGGGTAACGAAATAAGCCCATTAGTCGAAACGCTATACTTCCGGTACGACCGTATGCTATACACGGTTCTAACGTCGAACTTGTACGAAGAAGACATACAAAAGCGTTACGGTGTTCGTATTTCCGATAGGTTCTACGAAATGTTTGATAGATTGAGTTTTGATAATCCAACATACAGAAGATAACTATGGATAAACCAAAAATTTATATTTCCGGGCAAATAACCGGATTACCTGTAGCCGAATACGTGGATAAGTTTAGCCAGGCGGAAGCGGAGTTAAAAAACAAAGGCTACGAAGTTATTAACCCATTGCGGTACGAATTGAAACCGGGTTCGCGTTGGCACGAACAAATGAAAACAGATATTCGCCTTTTGCTTGATTGCGACGCGATTTATATGCTTTCAAATTGGGAACGTAGCGCGGGGGCAGGATTAGAACTATACATAGCCGAAGGTTTGGGGCTTATTATTAGCTACGAAAAGACCCCTAAACACCGGGATATAAAGACGGCTATACTTACCGCAATGGGGGTTAGCTTTTCTTTGATTGCGCAGGACAGCAGAAACCGCTGGCACGTGTACGCCCGGATGATTTACGCCCACCATTGCAAAAAGCGCGGAGAGAACACCCAGCATATAGCAGAAGAAACGCTACACGACCAAAGTACGATATGTTACTACCTTCGTCGCTACGATAGCGAATACAAGTATAACAAAGAGTTTCGCGCGGCGGCTGAAAAGGTTGCTACCCTATTGAGTAAAAAACTAAGTGTTCCAAAAGACGTATTAAAATAAGACGATAGTATGAGATTTGCATTAAGAAATAAAGCGAAGTTAATAAAATCTTTTGGAGAAGATTATTATAAGCTATTGGTAAGTAGCCTAACAGCCTTTGCTAAAAGTAGCCGAGAAATAGCCGCCTACACGGTAGAAGGGTACACTTACGAATTTATAAATATACCTAATGTCCAACCGAGCGCAGACAGCTATTTTCAATTCGCAATAGTGGGAAGACAGTACGATGTAATACACGTTGCTTATTATAGTGCAATAGGGTGATAGTTAATAATTAAAATTAAAGTAAAATAATGAGCAATTTATTAGAAGATATTAAGGAAGCGAGAGACAACTTAGAAAAACTTGAACAACAATATGTAAGAGAAACAGAACCATGCCATAACGTCAAATGTAGCCTTTATCGAGAAAAGAGTAGTTTAAATTGCTGTTGGACTACTTTAGTAGAAGATTGTAAGGACTATTCAAGTGAAGAAGATTGAAGGTAAAACTCAAAAAAATAGAGTATGGGTAAAGCAAAAATTAAAATAGCGGGTTGGCTAAGAAATATAGCCGACCGTATAGAAGGTCGTGTAGTACGTTGCGACATTGGAACCGGAAAGGATTATACGGCGATAATAATAGGCGCAAGTATTAGCCACGAAGCACGGGAAAAGCTAAGCCGGGAACTAAGTAAGTCTATTAACCCGGAACGTGCTGCACGTGAAGCAATGGAAGCGGCTAAAAGCCATTTAGCAAACGACCTTTGCGAAGCGTTAAGAGAAAACGGATTTATAGAGTATAACGAAGACGAATACAATTTAGTAGCAACCTTAAAAGTAACAAGACAATGAAAGCAGTAGTATTGCTAAGTAAAAAGTTCTTCCCGGCACACTTCCGGGCAGGCGAAGCGACCGAATTTAAAGCAAAGGTTATTAACGGTCAGAAACGGCACACGTGCCGAAGTAATTACGAGTATTGGAAAAAGAAAATAGCGACCTTGCAGGAAAAAGAAGGAACGCTATGCCTACGACAGTGGACGGATAAACCGTATAGAAGTCCGCAAGAAGACGTTTTAGAAGTCCCGGCTAACCTGTGTACAGTTCAGTCTTTAATATTGCGTAGAATCGGCTTAGGGTTTTCTGCAGAAGTAGAGGGAAACCCGGTAAGATTGGAAGAATTAGCGCGTAACGACGGTTTAACCCCTACGGAGTTCGCCGCGTGGTTTATTCCGGTGTTTGAAAAGACGAAGGAAGACGCACTAACTTTCGCTGTTATTCAGTTTACTACTTTTCGCTATTAGCATGGACGTTGTACATTATCCGTACGGGAAAATTAAACTATTTCCCGGCGACAAAGTAGAACTGACCTACACAGGGAGACAGAAAAGCCTACTCAGCAAACGGGACTTAAAACGCTTGTGTGGCTGGACGTGTGGAATGAAATATAGCGGAGAAGTGAAAGAGCGCGGCGACGGGCTTATAGTGGAACTTAGAAACGTAGAAAACAATAGTTTGGAGTGTACTCACTGCGTTTACAACATAGAAAAATACATAGCAGACGGTTTTGTATTTAGCGACGTGATTGTAAAGCGTAATAAACAACTACAATTAAATTTTAATTCAGAAATATGAAAGCAAGATTAGCAAAGAAAATCGCAGGCAGAACGTTTGCCTTTAAAAATTGGGATAGCAATTACCAGCCTTACTCAATACCGCAACAACAAAAGATGATAGCTAAAACGCCGTATAGCTTTGAAGATAAGCAAACGATGTTAAAGTATGGAGTTGTAGGCAAAATTCCAACAGAATTTAGAAAATGTAACCCCGTAAAGATACTACGACTTATGGCACATTACGAAGCCGAACCTAAAAACTTGAAGGAGTACAAAGACTTCTTTCGATACATGAAGGAAAGAGGGTACAACTTGTATTAAAAGAAGCTATGACCCCTAAAGATTTTTTCGACAAAGTAGTAGAAATGCGTGCAGCACAAAAAGAATACTTCCGCTGCCGTACTTCTGCTGCTTTAAGCAAGTCGAAGCGATTAGAAGCCGAAATAGACCGAGAAATTAAACGCGCGAACGATTTACTATCCCAAAAGGAGAAAACCCGCCAGCGGTCACTATTCGGCGAAATAGACGAAGATTTAATTAACCGGAGTAATAACAATTAAAACAAAAAGCAATGATTAACGTAGAATTAGACGCGCGTATATTGGAAGACCAAAAGTTTAACGCGCAAGTAGAAGACAGAATAAACGAGTTTAGAGAAGTTCGCGAAAAAGCGCGAATAGAAGGCAGACAGTTAAAAGCGTCGCCAACGCTTCGCCTTTTGGAAAGTGGGCGGCTAAAACTTAGTTTTATTCTTTCAGAGTTCCCAAAGATAGCAAGTAAAGAATCGCAGCTACCACGTGGAGAACGTGATGCGATAGCTAATATTATTTTTGAAGCCGCCCGCCGGGTAGTTCTTCTTAACCAGCAAGAGCGCGCACAGAAGGCGACGCAGAAAGCTAACGATAAAGCGGCGAAAGAATGACCTTTGAGGAAATGAAGGCGAAAGCCAATAAGGGGAAACCACGGAAGAAACCACGACACGAAGAAAGCCAAATACAACAAAGTTGCGTAAGGTGGTTTAGGTTACAGTTCCCGGATATTGCGTTACTTTTGTTCGCCGTCCCGAACGGCGGCGCGAGGAATAAGCGCGAAGCCGGAATACTAAAGGGCGAAGGCGTTACCGCTGGAGTTGCGGACGTGATACTATTAAAGCCTTCGGGCGGCTTCGCTTCGCTTTGCGTGGAGTTTAAAACCGAAGATAAAGGCAGTAACCAGCGAGACACACAAAAACGCTGGCAGGAAGTAGCGGAAACTGCCGGGAATAAGTACGTTATTTGTCGTTCCTTTGACGACTTCTATCGGGAAGTAAGAAGCTATCTATTCCCAAAGAAATAGAAAGCGCGAAGATTTGGCGAAGTGTTTTAGGGTTTAGCGTATCACTTTAATACGTTAAACCCTTTATTTTTGCAGAAAAACCAAAGCAATGACAGTAAAGGAGATTTTAAGTAAGGCTAAAGACTTCATTAAGAAGATACCGGAAGACAAACGGAAGCATTTTATAGCTGGGTTCACTATTAGCGCGTTTGCAAGCCTTTTCGTTGGTTATCTATTGGGCTTTTTATTCGCCCTTTTCGTAGGTGCAGGAAAAGAAGCCTACGACCATATAACCGGGAAAGGAACGCCGGAATTTAAAGACTTTCTTTTTACTGCATTTGGCGCAATAGCAAGCGTAGCGTTTTCTGTGACCTTTACGCTTATTCTTTCCGCCGTTTTGGGTTTGTTTATTTAGGCTTTACAAAAGCATCATATAGCTGATAGCAACGGCTTAGAGCCGAAGCGGGGGCGCGGCGTTAAAAACCACGCCCTTTTTTAATAACTACAATTATGGCAAAGATAGAGAAGAAGAAAATAGAAGACCTTATACCGGACGACCTTAATTTCAACAAGGGTACAGAGTTCGGGCAGTCTATTATAGAGAAGTCCCTGCGCTCCTTCGGCGCGGGTCGTTCTATTTTGTTGGATAAGAACAACCGGATAATAGCCGGGAATAAAACTACCGAAGGATTTGCTAACGCGGGAATGGAAGACGTTATTATAGTCGAAACGACAGGTAACGAACTTGTAGCCGTTAAGCGTAATGATATAGACCTCGATAGCAAAGAAGGGCGCGAACTTGCATTAGCGGACAACGCGACATCTGCCGCTAACTTAGATTGGGACACGGAAGCGATACAGCACGCACAAGAAAGCTACGGGATAGACCCACCCGAATGGGGCGTTAATATAGAGTTCGGAGAGGAAGAAGAACCCGAAAACGAAGTAAACGAAGACGGATTTAACCCACCCACTGAGGTGGAAACCGACATAAAGCCCGGCGACATATACGAGCTACGGAAGGGCGATATTTGCCACCGTCTTATGTGTGGGGACGCTACCGACCTTTGCGCAGTTACGAGCCTTATGGGTGGGAAGGTTGCCGACTTGATTGTAACAGACCCACCCTATAATGTGGATTATTCAAGTAAGAATAAAACCTTAAACGATTGGGAAGAAAAGAACCCCGGTAAACACAAAGCGAATCGCGTACAAACGGATATAGTAAACGACCGAATGGAAAACGCCGCTTTTGCTTCATTCCTTCGTGATGTTTATATACGATTTGCCGACATAACCAAGCCGGGCGGAGCTATTTACGTTTTCCACGCAGCAAGCGAAAGCGTAAACTTTATAACGGGACTAACTAACGCCGGATTTCTTTTTAAACAGTGCTTAGTGTGGGTTAAAAATAATATAGTGCTTTGTCGCCAAGATTACCAATGGCAACACGAACCGATTTTATACGGTTGGAAGGACGGCGCGCCGCATTACTTTATAGACGACCGGACTAACCGGACAGTTTTTGAGGATAAGATAGACTTTGACGCGATGAATAAGAAGGAACTATTAGCCTTTTGCAAAGAATTGCAGAATACAAACGAGTACCCTTCTTCTGTTATTCACGAAGATAAGCCGTTAGTAAACGCGGAACACCCAACGATGAAACCCGTAAAACTTGTAGGAAGACTAATACGTAACAGTTCCCGGAAAGGCGAGACTGTTATAGACTTCTTTTTAGGCAGTGGTACGACTATGGTAGCTTCGCACCAATTAGAGCGCAACTGTTTCGGATTGGAGCTAACGCCGGAATATTGCCAAGTCATATTAGACCGTATGCGATTACTTGACCCCGAAATAGTAGTAACTAAATTGTAGGCTTATGGCAAAGATAGGACGGAAAACGAAGTACACGCAGACTATTGTAGAGCGTATATGCGAGCTTGTAGCGAAGGACACCTACACCGTGCCGGAACTTTGCCGCGCCGTAGGGATTGATGAAGCGACCTTTTACCGTTGGAAGAACGATAAAAGCGAGTTTTGCGAAGCATTAAAAGAAGCGGAAGACAAAAGGTTAGCCTATTTTGCTACCGAAGCAAAGAGAAGCCTGCTAAAGAAGATACAAGGCTACACGGTGCAAGAAAAGCACATAGTAACCGTAGGAAGCGGCAAGTTCGATGTAAACGGGAAGGAGATACCGCGTATTAAAGAGCAAAAGACGGTAGATAAGCATTTCCAGCCGGACACAGCCGCGATAATATTTACCCTAACCAACGCAGAACCGGAACGCTGGCGGAATAGGCAAAACGCAGAAGTTACCGGGAAGGACGGCAAAGACCTAATACCGCCTGCCCGTACATTGACAAAGGAAGAAGCAAAAGAATTATTTAACAAGTTAGAAGGTGAGTGCTAAGCAGATAAGGGATATTGACGTAATACGTACCTTCGCTTTACAAAGTACGTTGAACTTTACGCGGTACTTCTTCAAAGTGCGGCAGAAGCGAAAGTTTGTTATAGGCAAACATCACAGGGAAATAGCTGCTGCGCTTGATAAGGTATTACTCGGAGAGATTACGCGCCTTATTATCAACATTGCACCACGTTACGGAAAGACCGAATTAGCGGTTAAGAACTTTATAGCCGAAGGATTGGCGATAAACCCGAAGGCTAAGTTTATTCATTTGTCTTATTCCGATGACTTAGCCCGTGATAATTCGCGGGGAGTGCAGGATATTATTAACGACCCGGAATATAGGCGCATTTTCCCGGACACTATACCGACTTCTACTAATACAAAGAAGTGGTACACTACGGAAGGCGGCGGGCTGTACGCCGTTTCTTCCGCCGGACAGGTTACAGGCTTCGGCGCGGGTTTGGTTGATGAAGAAGACGAAGAAGGCGAATTAGCGAAGGAAATAGAAGAATTAGACGGACTTAATGCCGACAGCTTCGGCGGTGCAATTATTATAGACGACCCAATCAAACCGGACGACGCAAGAAGCGCACAGGTTCGCGATAAGGTTAATAACAAGTTTGAAACCACTATACGAAACCGTGTAAACAGTCGTAAAACGCCTATTATAATCATTATGCAGCGTTTGGATGAAGACGACCTTTGCGGATATTTACAACGCCTTGAACCGGGAGAATGGACTGTATTAAGTCTTCCGGTTATTGAATTGGACGAAGAAGGAAACGAGCGCGCGCTGTGGGATTTTAAGCATACCTTAGAAGAACTTTACGCCCTTCGTGAAAAGAACATATACGTTTTCGATACACAGTACATGCAGAACCCGACACCACTAACCGGGCTAATGTACGAACGCACTTTTAAAGTGTATGAAGTTCAGCCTATAACGCGAAAACACAAAATTAAAGCCTATATTGATACAGCAGACACGGGCGCGGATTTCCTTTGCTGTATTATTTATATTGAAACCGAAATAGGAAACTTCGTATTAGACGTGTACTATACGCAAAAAGCAATGGAAGTAACAGAACCGGAAACGGCGCGAAGACTTACCAAATACAACGTAGAAGAAGCTATTATAGAAAGCAATAACGGCGGGCGTGGATTTGCCCGGAACGTTGAAGCACAATGCCGCATATTAGGAAACCGGAAGACTTCTATAACGTGGTTTCATCAGTCAGAAAATAAAGACGTTCGTATTTTCAATCATTCAGCAGAAGTTCAGAACCTAACATATTTCCCGAAGGGTTGGGAACATCTTTACCCGCAATTCTATAAGGCAATAACGCAATATAAGAAGACCGGGAAGAACGCCCACGATGATGCGCCGGACGCATTAACAGGAACGGTTGAGAAGCGCGGAACGCAAGCCCAAAACTTAAATAAGATATTTAGATAACTTAATAATTATAGCTATGACAATAGAAGAACTTTTAGAAAGCGAAGACCTTAGTAAAGTCGTTAGCGAGTTGAGAAGCGGACGTTTGAGTACAGAACCAAACGCGAAGGAATACGCGATGCAGTATAACCCCAAAGAGCACGATATTAACGACCGTGTTAAGCGACCGGATAAGATTGTAGTAGTTGATAAGGACAGCGACGAATACGGCGAGGTTAAGAATGTGAACCCCAATGTAGAACAAACTACGGAGCAAGGTTTCAGAATCGAACCTGTGGCGCGTATAGCTTTGGCTATTCAGAAGTTAATAGTAAAACGTGCCGTAGCCTTCACGTTCGGGAATCCGGTAACATACAATAGCAACCCGAACGACGACGAAGAAAAAGCAGTCTTACAGGCAATAAACCGCGTTTTCCACGATGTTAAAGAAAAGACATTAAACCGCCGTGTAGCGCGAAACCTATATAGCACGACCGAAGTAGCGGAACTTTGGTATCCGGTAGATACAGAAGAACACGATACTTATGGATTTAAGACGAAGAAGAAGTTTAAGGTAGCCGTATTTAGCCCGATGTTTGGAGATAGACTTTACCCCTATTTTGACGAAGCGCGCGACATGGTAGCCTTTAGCCGGGAGTTCACGCGCAAAGACCGCGATATGATTACACGAACCTATTTTGAAACCTACACTTCCAAGAAACATTACCTATGGTGTTGCGACGGATTAGACGGCGAAGTAGCGGGTAAGAATTGGGTTTTAGTGGAAGGATATCCGAAGGACTTAACGATAGGTAAAATACCCGTTGTTTACGCGTGTCAGCCACAAGTAGAATGGGAAGACGTACAAAGTCTTATAGACCGTTTAGAAAAGCTGCTTTCTAATTTTGCCGACACAAACGACTACCACGCCAGCCCTAAGATTTTCGTACAGGGAAAAGTAGTAGGCTTTGCTCGAAAAGGCGAGGCAGGGGCTATCATTGAAGGCGAAGAAGGAGCCACGGCGCAATACTTAGCATGGCAGAACGCACCGGAAAGCGTGAAACTTGAAATAGAGACGCTTCTAAGAATGATTTATACGATTACCCAAACGCCCGACATTTCATTTGATACAGTTAAGGGAATAGGCGCAATTTCCGGCGTAGCCTTGCAACTTCTTTTCATGGATGCACATTTGAAGGTACAGGATAAGAGTGAGATATTTTCAGAGTACCTGCAGAGAAGGACGAATATTCTTAAAGCCTTCTTCAAGCAAGCACACTTAGAATGGTCTAAGGGGTGCGACCGTTTGATAGTGGAGCCGGAAATAGTACCTTACATTATCGAAGACGAACTTAGTAAGATTAATATTCTTACAGCAGCTAACGGCGGAAAGCAAATAGCAAGCCGACGCGCAACTATTCAGCGTTTAGGGTGGGCGGATAATGTAGACGACGAAGAAGCGGCAATACTTGCGGAAGAAGACCGGGAAAATAGCTTTTATCAAGGCGAACCGACTGTTTAGCCTTGTATACGTATCACCTTAATACGTTTTTCTTCGATTTCTGCGCGTTTCGCACCTTCGGCAATATAACTAATACCAAAGAAGCGAAACGCGCTTAAACGCGATTTTTAAAGAAAATAACTATGCCGAAAGAAAACCAGCTAATAATACAGCTTCGCGGATTTGACGCGAAACACTACACAAGAACCGAACGCTACGCGAAGCAAGTAGCCAAGTTGTACCAAACGGCGGCGGATGAGTTTGCAAGCCTTGCAGGAAAGATTAACCTTCCTGCGGACGGAACTTTTAACTTTGACGACTTCCCGAAGGCAAAGAAGCAGGCGCACGGTATTGTGTCCCGGCTTGCTGGTAAGATTGAAGCCGTAGTTACTACCGGGCAGCGTTCCGAATGGCTGGCGGCGTGCCAAAAGAACGACGCGTTTTTAGCTTCGATACTTCATACGTCAAAGCTAAGCAAAGAGGAAGCCGAACGATACCAAGCGCGCAACCTTGAAGCCCTTAGCGCATTTCAGAACCGCAAAGAAGGTGGTTTGAATCTTAGTCAAAAGATTTGGAAGTACGCGGGCGAATTTAAGGACGCTATGGAGTTGGGAATAGATATAGGATTGGGAGAAGGTAAAAGCGCGCAAGAACTTAGTAGGGATTTACGGAAATATCTAAATGAACCTGATAGGCTTTATAGACGCGTCCGGGATAAGGGCGGAAACCTTAGATTAAGTAAGGCGGCGAAATTATACCACCCCGGACAGGGCGTTTACAGGTCTTCCGCAAAGAACTCCCAGCGATTGACACGCACCGAAGTAAACATGGCATACCGGGAAAGCGAATACTTACGCTGGCAGCAATTAGATTTCGTTGTAGGGGTTCGTGTAATGTTAAGTAATAACCACACTATTAAAAATTCCAAAGGCGAACCCGTTCCGTTTGTGGATATTTGCGATACTTTGGCGGGCGATTATCCGAAAACATTTAAGTTCGTGGGGTGGCATCCGCAATGCCGCTGTTTTGTTGTGCCTATAATGTCGGATTACGACGAATATAATAAAGACCGGGCTAATAGATTGAAGGCTATTGTTAAAGGGGCACAGTACAAAAGCCTTCCTTCAAGACGGACAATTAAAGACGTACCGCAAGCCTTCCGGGATTACGTTAGTAGCATAGAAGAACGCTCTAAGGGCTGGAAGTCTATGCCCTACTACATTCGTGACAATTTTAAAGGCGGGAAGATTAGCGGCGGATTAAGCCGGGTTATACCACAAAAGAAGGTAGAACCTTGTACAGAGTTTGACAGCGTAATAAGTAGCCTTAGACGTTGGGCTTATGCTTTTGGCGGCGACCTTAGCGCGATAGACGCACTACGTACGGCAGGAAACCGCGAAGGTTTAGCGGCAGAAATAAAGCGGGTACAGTCAAGCATGGATAGTAACCAAGACAAATGGAACACCGCAAAGAACGCGTTATATACCTTCATAGAAAACGAGCTATTAAACGATTACATAGACCTTGCAGATAAGTATACGCGAATCTATAACCAAAACGAAATAAAGACTTCAAACTATTACGGGGATTGCATACCAAAGCTGCAGCAAGCATTAATAGACGCTAAGGCAGAACTACAAAAGGCTAAAGCGGAAGAAGCTAAGCAGGAATACAGTAAAAATATGCCAAGCGAATTTAAGAAGGGTAAAGAGTGGTTACGCGGCGACGACTACACTTTTAATAAAGACTTCTTCGATTTAATAGACCCAGCAAACCCAATCGGATTAACCATACACAAAGGCGACAAAGGGGCTTATTACAGTCCCGGAGAAAAACGGGTGCATTTAGATTATGGAAAACGTTCGGGAGATAGCCCGTACGGAAGAAAGAAAGTTGTTTACCATGAGTTCGGGCACGCGATAGATTGGCAGCGCGGGTTAAGGTTCAGCAAAGAAGTAAAAGAACTTAGAACAAAGCAAATAGAACGCCTACAAAAGCGGGTAAATAGTACGAAGACTAAAATGTATTACGACGGTCAGAAAAGGGAATACGTTGTAAAGGAGACTAAAACCAAAGTAATGTACGCTAAAGTAGTCTCCGAAAGATTGGATAGGCTTTACGCTAAAATACGTTCAATGAAAGACGAAACATTTACGAAGCGAGGTATAACCAAGCAGGATGTTATAGAGCAAATTTGTAGCGTACAAGATACATTAAAAAGTCTTATAAATTCGGTTGGTTGGGGACATTCTACCAGCTACTTTAAAACGTACGGATTTAGCGAAGCCGAATACATTGCACATTGTTTTGAGAATACATTCATAGGAAACCGCGTATTCCAAAAGTATCTACCTACGGAATACGCGGAAACAATAGCGTTTATTAAATCACTAAAGAAGCCTTAAACGAGGTAAAGACCACCGTCGAAAATTTCGCCTATATAGTTAGCGTCTTTCGGCGGTGTGTTTCCTAATCCCGGATAGACCGGAACCAACCTACGACCTTCTGTTAAACATTGCCGTAGGATTGTAGCGGCTTTTTGATTGGACGGTTCAGCATAACAAAGCAGTCTTACTAATTCTTCGTCTTCTGATACGTTACAGCAGCCTAAGAAGGCTTCTACTAAATGCTCATTAGGAACAACCGTAACGGGTTGCTTCCCTTTGTCTGTTTGTATTTTGGGCGTTTTCATACCTTTTTAAGTGAATTATAAAAGAGTTCTACAAATTGTTCCGGCGTATTGATTTCGAGTAATTGAAACCTTACCGCCTTAATGTATTGTGACTTTGATAAGCAGGAGCTAACACCGGGAATTTCTTCCTTCCGTTCCATATTTACCCTAAAGCCGTAACCGTCAAAATAACCAGCGACCCGATAAGTTTTACCGCCGTCCAACCATTCTAACGAGAAAACCCCGTCTTTCGGGCTCATAGAAATGCTGTTAAGTGCTTGCTTCTTCATTACGCGCATAAAGTCGAGTTTAAAGACTTGCCAGCAACAAAGGTTGTAGGCTTCATCAAGACAAAGCCCGCCGTATTCGATATTTACGCGCCTTTTTTCCGCGTCTGTATCATTTACCCAATTATTAGCTACCAAACGTTCAGACCAGCCGTTAGCGTTTAGGTATTGCTTTTTTTCGGCGTTAGAGGTTGCAGTAGGCGTTATTATAGGCTTATTCATTATTGAATAAATTTAGTTTCTGCAAATATAACTAATAATCAAGACTTAACAAATTCAGAAAGACCGGGGCGGCGGAGTATATATAAGCAATTAACAGCAATTAGGCACACTACAACCGGAACAAACGATGTCAAACGTAACCAAACGGACAAAGCAATAGCGAGAACTACTCAAAACGTATTAAGATAATACGGCTACTTCTTTCGTAGCAGTTTTTCAAGTCTTTCGCGGTATTTTTCTTCATGAGGGAAAATTTCTAAAGCCGCTTTTATAACCCTTATTTCATTTTCCAAATCCTTACGTTTTCTATACAGTACCATAAGACGGTAGAAGGGAGTAGTACAGTGAAAATATTTATGCGTTATAGCTTCTTCAAATGCGGTAATAGCTTCTTCTATATTGCCTTCTTTTTCCAAAGATTCGCCTTTGCTGGTGTAGTGAAAAAATAAGTTAGCTTCTGTTTCCCGTTCAGCTTTTTCTATTGGGTCGTAGCTATTTAGCCATTCCGTTCTGCGTTCAAGCCCGGAAATTTTTAATCGTTGTAAGGCAATATTAGCACTACTACGCGCCAGTTCTTCGGCAGCTACTTTGCGCGCGGCTTTGTCACGTTGCGCCTTTGAGATACGACCAACGATAACAATAATAATACATAACGCAAAGGTTATACAAAGTGTGATTATAGCTACCTTCATTTTACAGGGATTAATTTTAGATTTTCAATAACTAATGTGCCTAAACTAATATCGGGTTTGTCGTCGAACGTGGAAATAAGGGGTAAATCTTCCGCGCGATTTCCACTCGGAAGAACGAAATTATCATGGGTAAGGAAACCTATAAAATTGCCGGAAAGATAATAGTTTTTCCCTTCTACTATTTGGGCAGCTTTTTCTTTAGCGAGAATAGAAAAGGCTTGATAAGAGAAATTGTAGCTTTTAGAAACCTTATGTTTATTAAGTAGGTCGGTATAGGCGAATTTAACAACGTACAAGCTATCGCCCGGATAGGCTAACATCATTTCATATTTAGCCGGAAGGTCGGAAATACACGAGAGCGTATCAGATTGGGCTAAGGTTAAAAATTCATGTGCTAAACGTTGGGCGGCTTCCTTTTGTGTTATTTCATTATTTAGATAGTTGGGATTAGTAGATATAAATTTATCTATAAATATTTTTATTCGTTTGTCCTTTTGTTGGTGTTCTTTTTCTTTTGTTGTAGAAACGCATCCGACAAGCATACACGGAATAAGAAGGGATAGTAATAACTTCTTCATTGTGATTTGTTTTTCGCCCGCCGACCCAAACAAGCTGTTATTAAAAGCGAAAGCGTGGGTCTTTACGGTTCGTGTATTGAGGCATCGCCAAACGCCCATCGAAACAAACCATAGCCCACGCTTAGCCGCTATATCAAACATGGATATACGACAAAGCAGGCGTTAAAAATGGTCTTCTTTTCGATTTGGAAATTGGCGATTTTCAATACAAGAAGCCTAACGCTTTCATAATTTGCCGGATTTCTCCCCAGCAACAGACGCAAAAATAAAAAAGAATTGGTACATAGCCAACAAAATAGCCACAATTAGATACGTAAACAGAAAAGAACTAACCAACTTAACCAACCGGAACTAATTAAAACCAACAAAGAACCAACCGAATTAACCGGAACTAATAGAGAACCAACAACTAACCCAAACCAAGCGAAACTAAGGGTAACTAACCTTTATGTATATGTTATTGATATTATATATAATATGTTGTTGTTTCTTCGCGTGCGTGAGAGATTATCAGATTTGGAAGTTTTAGCGAAGTGTTTACTTCCTGTTTTAAGAAACGTATCACCTTAATACGCTACTTTTGCTTCCGGTATTAACAAAAAAAATAGTTTATGAATTTGATAGAAAAGATTTTAGCACTACTTACGGCTAAGTT